ATGACCTCACCTGTAGGTCAAAGCATCCCTGAAGGTCATATGGTGTTAGTAGATACTGGACGCGAGCCAGTGAATGGAAGCCTTGTTGTAGCCAAACTGACTGACGCGAACGAAGCAACATTCAAGAAACTGGTTATAGATGGCGGGCGGAAGTACCTGAAAGGCCTGAATCCTTCATGGCCTATGACTCCTATCAACGGGAACTGCAAGATTATCGGTGTTGTCGTGGAAGCGAGGGTAAAATTCGTATGATCAGGATTGCGGCGCTACTCTCAATGCTCTTAACTACCAGCGCCAATTCTGAATGCTGGATTGTCACAAACCTGCACGGGTACGGGGCAATGAATGGCGATCGTTACGAGTTTACAAAAGACAGCACGGAAGATTCCGTTTTCCACGTAACAATAAATGGCGATAAATCATCAGTTTATGAATCAGTTTCTGGCGTCTATCCAGAGATGAAATACACTGCTTTGTCATCGAACACTATGGTAGGAGAATACCAGTCTGGAGGAGGAATAACCGTTGAAACTTGGTCAATCACTACAGACAAAAAAGCTCTTTACTCCAAAGTAATGAATATCCCAGGTATGCAACAACTTACATCAACCAAATCCTTTGTTGGTGATGTAGTCGGAACCTGCAACCAGTAATCCCCACCTCAATCTCGATAACCAAAAAACAAACTATTTTCCGTTTAAAAACAACGGAGTTTGTTTTTCACGCCTCTTTTTACAATATTTCTTGTTTACAGTATACAATCTTTCTTGTAATTTTAAGCCATCAGCAGGACGCGCTAACCACCATGAAGGTGATGCTCTTAAAAATTAAGCCCTGAAGAAGGGCAGCATTCAAAGCAGAAGGCTTTGGGGTGTGGTGAAGCCAGCTAGTCACTGGCAAGTGCTTACCTACTGTTGAGCGGTGAAGCGCTCCCAACGCTAGCAATAGCGTGGACGAGATGGGGAGCCGCGGGCGATAAGGCCGCCATAACGCGCACGTTGTCGCATGGAAAAATCGCTGGGGTGCCGGTTATACCCCTCCGAATGAGACTCAACAAGCTGGAGCTAGACTACCAGCCACCACACCACCAAAGCTAACTGACAGGAGAATCCAGATGGATGCACAAACACGCCGCCGCGAACGTCGCGCAGAGAAACAGGCTCAATGGAAAGCAGCAAATCCCCTGTTGGTTGGGGTAAGCGCAAAACCAGTTAACCGCCCTATTCTCTCGCTGAATCGCAAACCGAAATCACGAGTAGAAAGCGCACTGAATCCTATAGACCTTACGGTGCTAGCTGAATACCACGAACAGATTGAAAGCAACCTGCAACGTATTGAGCGCAAGAATCAGCGCACATGGTACAGCAAGCCACGCAGTGAAATGGGTGTGACTTGCTCAGGCCGCCAGAAGCAACGCGGAAAATCAATTCCAGCTTATTACGATTGAGGTGAGCCATGCTCAAGAAAGTCAAACGCCGACTTTACAAAGAAGGTGGATATTCATGCCAGTTGCCAAAATGCGACACAACAAAATGGAATGTCGATGATTGGTGTAACTGGATAGATAGATACGGAACTTGGTGGGAACGTATTTATTTTCGCAGCAAACCACTTATTTGAGGTTAGATATGGAAGAACAAGCAAACAAGATTCTCGTAGAACTACTGCAAAAAGCCAGTAATGGAATAGACGCGGCTGTTTCATTCAGCCAGGCACAGATTCCTGATGTTGTTCATCAGTTGCTGCTATGGAATATGGTTGACAGTCTGATTAAAACATTAATGGCCATTTTAACAATCCCACTGGTTTTCTGGTTTATGAAGAAGCAGTGCCAAAGAGTTGAGACAGGTAAAATCGGTGATGAAGGATATTCATGGGAGAAAGGAAATCCCAAATACAGGCCGACAATGGTTTGGGATAGCAAAGGTGATATTAATCTTCTTATCATGCCATTGGTTGTAGTTTTGACTCTGTGGGGGATTTTTATTATTGGTGTAGTAACCAATATGACTTGGTTAAAAATTTGGCTGGCCCCAAAGCTTTACCTTATCGAATATGCAGCATCATTGGTTAAGTAATTTCAGGCCGCATAGTCGGCCTTTATTTTTGGCATAAATACACAGAGGTGAATAATGACAGTAGGAAGAATGAAAAGGCCATGGAATGTTGTTGGCGCTGGATTTAACGATGATGGGGTTTATTTCACGTTTGACGATACAACCATCCATCGAGGTGATGTGAGATTGATGGAGGCAGCTCCTGATTTGCTCGAAGCCCTGCAAGCGATGCTAAACAAGGCATACAAGCAAAACTGGAATGACCATTATCCTGATGAAGTATCGAAAGCACAGTCAGCAATCAGCAAAGCCCTTGGAGATGAGTAATATATGACAAAATCATGGAGCGTACCTTTTCCTGAATCAGAAACTGAACATGATGGAATGCCTGTTTTCTGGAGATTCCAAGCGACAGTTGAAGAAGATGGAATCAAAATATTCGCACTTCAATATATAGCTTTTCATCAGACAGAGCATTATGCATGGTTGGTTCCTGCGCATTGGATTGTTAATTTTAAACCAGCACCAAATCAGTGGTTACAGGAATGGAAACAAAGGAGAAATAGATATGCAA